TCGTACATATTGAGAAGCATCGCCATCTAAAGCAGTTATTACCCCACTATTAGCCACTACTGGACCTTGTATTGTCCTGATCTTCGCTTCTCCTGATACCTGTAATTGTGAACTCATTTATATCTATTTTATCTATTTGAAAATTGCTCTAACAAACTCATCCGCCTCTAATGCTCTTGCAAAGGTAAGAACTCCTGTAGATGAGTTAAAGGTCACATTCTCACCTGTAGGAGCACCTGATGTTAATATAGTTCTAACCTCTATTCCACCTCTTGTAACTGATAAACAAGTAGAACCAATTTGAGTTGAGAAAGTGATTGTAGTTTCACCACCAAATGCAGTATATTGTTGCATAGTTACATTTGAGCTTTCTATTACTACTCCTGTAGGTGTAACTTGAGTACCTGTAACTGTGTAAGGACCTGTACCTTGTAAAGACACACTATAAGTAGATGCACCTTCAACTGGACCACTCATATCTAAATTAACAATATTAGCAAGACCTGTAAAGACGCTATAACCTAAAGTTCCTGAACCAGTACCATTATCATTATCTATTTGAAACTTAACTATGATTTGTTCCTTAGTTTGTAGCTTGTTAAGTAAGAATAAGTAAGAATAATCATTAAGGGCTATAAAACCATCAGCAGATATATTCCAGCTAATCTGAGAGCCTAAGAACTCTTTATATGATGCACTATTTGTAGTGGTTACCTCTACCTGATCTACACTTGTGTTAAAAGTACAGTTAGTAGATGCACCAAAAGGAACACCCAAAGAAATATTAGTTGTAGTTATACCAGGATTAGTTGACTGAGTATATAATGTTATTGCATTAGTTGTAGTACCTAAGTAATTTACCTCTATAATGATTCTATCTGTAATTGCTAAGACAGTATTAGTTACTGTCATATTAGTATTATATATAATCTTACTAAGAGATGTTAGTGTAGTTTCATCCGAAGTTGCCAATAAGGTAGCTGTTGAACCAGCATATTTGTACAGCTTATATTGTACTTTAGCACCTGCAAAGGCAGTAGCTATAGAATAATAAGCTGCTATGCTCCAAGTACCAGCACTAATTTCTGTAATACTAGGATCATTAGCATCTGTTATAAAAGAAGCTATTACTCCTGCTCCTGTTTTGTTAAAGTTAGTAGAAGTGCCAATAATGTCTTCAGTACTTAACTCTTTACAAGCAAAACCATTTACGGTTATCCCTTGATTAATAGAACCATTAAAATAATATTGTTTGTTTGAATCGTATTTATATAATACTATGTTAGTTCCATTGATTACTGATGCCATTATTTCCTAGTATTTAAGTTTTTGAATATATCTATTTCTATAGTTGTGCCATTGTAGTTAATCTTCTTTAATACTGAATCTTGTATGCCTTGCTTTAAATCCCATTTAAAGGACTTTAATAAGTAAGTATAAGTATTAGTGCCATCATAAGAATAGGTAAACTTACTGTTTAACCAATATCCTATGCTTTTAAATTGACCTTCTATAATTGTTTGAGTCTTTACTTGGTCTATACCAATATCTTCAGCTACTAATGTAAAAATCTCTTTACTTCCTGATGTTGTTCTTCCAAATAAATTAGCAAATCCACTATTATTTGCAGCAGTATACATACCAACATAAGAAGAAGCTGCTACATCTTTAGGCTCATTTGCAGCCCTAGCACCTGTATCATTATTCTTAAATACATCATTATACATAAAACCTAAAGCAAAATTATCACCTTCTTCTGGCTTAAATTGAGAATCTATGCTACCAATTTCTCTATATGAATCATAGTTATAAATCTGAGATGAAGGACCTGTATTTTGTACTAAGAAATAGTATAGTTCTAAAAATGGACCTACACCTGTTTCTAATGGTCTATAAACTATTACCTCTATAGCACCATCAATAGGCACTAATATTTGCTTAGGAAATCCTACAGGGTAATCATTAAGGTATACTGTTGTTGTTGTAAATTCCCCACTATTATTAAGATACTGTGCAGCAGAGTTATCGGAAGGTATAATTCTTACCCAATATCTAGCAGTACAGTTAAACTTATAATCTAACCATCTTACGTTTAAATAATCACCAATTTTTACATCATTACCAAAAGACCTAAATGCCCTATTAGTTTCACCTGCACTTGTAGTAGTATCTGTCGTAAATAAACCGCCATTAGTAGCATCAAGCTTTGTTCCTACCATTCCTGTTTCAATCCATGCATCTGCATTGTTAACACCTGACCATGATAAAAACCAACCATTGGCAACAAGTTGCTTTACATTGTAAATTGGACTAAACTGAGTATAAGACTTTTGTGCTCTGTTAAAGCTAACCAATAATGATTGACCAGTTTGTTTATAGTTATTAGAAGCATCTATAGCAACCGTAGTAGTATTACCTAGTGTCTGTGTAGACTGAAAAGTTCCTGCACTATTGTAAACATAGTAAGCAATAGTAGCTTCTCTAGTCAATGCACCATAAGCAGTTAAATACCATTTATCTTCTCTGTAAAAGCATTCCCACCCAAACCTATTACACATATATTCTAATATGTCATAGTAGTTTAAATACTCGCCATATTGCTCCATTAGATAGTTCTTCTTTAGAAACATATTTTCTATGTTTCTAGTAGGTATGTTTGCGGTTTTATAGTATTCGTTAATCCATACATCTAATGTAAACTCGGTCTTGCTAAAACAATCAATAATCAAGTCTTTAACACTTACCTGATCTTCTGAGTTAAAACCTATACCATCTACTAAATTAAAGTAATATTTCTTGTTCTTAGTTCTAGCTAAACCATCAACAAATGATAATGATAAGCTATTAAGGCTTACAGGAGAATATTGCACACTATCTACGGGTATAAAAAAACCTCTCCATATTACAGTTCCCCATGTATAAGAACCATTATAAGTTCCTTTTGTAACAACTATCATATAGTCATTATCATCAGCAGTAAAGAAGTCTTGTAATAACTCAGCATAATTAGTGCTTTGAAATTCGTTCTTTACTATGTTTAAAGTTGCTCTTGTGGCAAGTAATGGTGTATAAGCATTCCCATCTGTGTCTATAGTTTCTATGATAAAAGGACTATTAGATCCTGTTAATGGATATACAGTTGCACTAGAATAGCCGTCTTTGTAAATCTGAGCCCTATAGGTGACGTTTGTATCACCAGGCTTGGCATATACATCATCAAATATAATCTCGTATTTTGGGTTTATAAATGCCATTAGAAAGTATTATTATTTGTTCTACCTGCTTTGTTCATTAATATTAATAAGTCGTTACCGCTTATTCTAGCTTCTAAAGTACCACCACCTGAACCACCAATTAGTGATTTAAGCTTATCTAATGGAGCTACAACCTCAGGGTTATGACTAGCACCAGGATATTCTCCCATAAGACCCATAGTTGGTCCTGATATGATACCACCTTTAGCAAAAGCTTTAGGTTTAGAAGCTTGACTTTGTTTTTCTAATCTTGATTTTAAATAAGAACCAGCAATTACCAATGCTGCTCCAGCAGCAATAGCAGCAAATGGATTAGAAATAGCTAATGCAAAAGCAGTTATTGCAACTCCATAAGCAATCAAAGCCTTACCAATTCCTATTGCAGCATCTGCAATCATTAATCCAAATCCTTCAAATGGATTAGTACCTTCACCAGCCAATGCTTTTCCTATATTTTCAGCAAACTTTGTTATGGTATCTCTTACCAAATTTGTTAAAATGCCATTAATAGTATTAGTTGTTTCTTGCCATGTAATAGAATAATCTTTTACTCTATCTTTTGAACCCTCTATAGCACCATTAACTCTTGCTATAGCATCATCTATTTTATCAAATTGTTCTGCCGTATAACCACCAACAGAAGCTAAGTCATATAATGCACTTTTATATTGTTCTAATATTGCTATTCTTTCTGAAGCGGTACCTTTACCAGTTGAATTATTAATTTTTGTAGCAACATCAGATTGTATTTTTAATGCATCTAATGAATTTTGTAATTGTCTATTATCAATAACTTCAGCATCTTTAGCTATTTTTTCAGCAGTTTTTCTTGCTTCTTCAATTTCTTTGTTATTATAATAAGAATCAATTTTATCCATTTCTGCTCTATAAGCAGTATAATATGTTGTCGCATCAGAATAACCAGCATTCCTCATTGTTTGCAAGTTCTCTGCTAATTTTAATCCAGCTTCATATTCTTTTTTACCTCTTTCATCTAAAGTTTCAGTAAATGCTTTTATTTCTGCATCATTAGCTTTGCTAATAGCTTTTAATTTTTCAGCTAATATTTGGTCTGCAGTTTTCCCACCTTTAGCATTAGTTGTACCTAATGTAGAACTATCATTATTTGCAATTTGAGCTTCAGTAGTCTCATTTAATTTATTTTTATAAAGAGTTATATTTTTATTAGCTTGACCTATCTCTTTAGCTTGATTACTAAATGCCTTAGTTGCAACATTTGCGGAAGCAGCAAATGCATTTGTCCCAGCAGCTAAAATCTGATAACTGGTTCCCATAAAACCTAAACTCTTTACAACATATTCTCCTTCTTGATTTTGTAACTTAAATATTTTAGCTTCTTCTTCTGCTATTAATGTAGCGTAAGCAGTTGCTCTTGCTTTTCTTAATAAAGCATCAGATATTTTATTGTAAACCCCAACTAATTTAGTACCATCTGTTATATCTAACGCTTGTAATTCAAGATTACCTTTGTATTTTTCTTTTAACTCATTTAAAGCTCTTGTTCTTTCATTTGTACTTTTTGTAGTATTATTTACAATAGCTAATAAAGCCTGGTCGTTTGCAATTTGAGATTTTGCTTGACCAATGTTTTCTGCTACAGCTTCATTCATTTTTTGGTTAGCTATAGCAGCAGCATCTATACCATAAATTAATTGAGCAATCTCCTTTTCATAAGCTGTAGTAATTGCAATTAATGCTGAAAAAGCAAAATAAATTGGTCCAGTTGCAGCAGCAAAACTACCAACTAATGCTGGTAAGTTATTTTGAATACCTCTAAAACCATAAGGTAAATCTTGAACAACTAATGATAAGCTATTCCATGCTTTACCTGTTTTTTTTACATCATCGGTTGTTCTATTAGCAGATTTAGCTGCATTAGACATAGCTTGACCAGCTTTATTGGCTGCTTGTGCAGTTTGTTCTAAATTAGCATTTACAAGTTTTATTTCTTTACCAAGAACTTTAGATAAAGCATCTGAAAGTTGTTTAACATTCTTATTAAACTCTGTAACATCTAAATCAATCCTAACTTTAATATTCTGATCAGCCATTTTGCTTTATTGGTTTTACGTTTTCGTATTTTTTAAGCACTTCACTCAACTCTTCGTTGGTCATCACTCTTTGCTTCACAAAGTTACGATTATCGCAGTCAAGTGGCAAAAGCTCTTCAGGCTTTACTTTCTTGCCCTTTGGTAACTGAATATTAATTAAAAGTGTAGTCTGCCATCTTACTTTTAACCATTCTTGTTCTTCTTTATGACGGTAACCATACCATACAAAATCTAGCTCAGCCATCGTCATATCCCAAAACAAATGGGGAAGCACTTGGCACTCCCCCATTGTATATCTTTCAATATCAATCCACTCTAATTTTTTTTTACCGCATCTTTATTTGCTTTTTTAGTAGTCTTTTCTTCTAATCCACTATTTAAGCTTTCAGTTAACGCAGCCATTACTTCCTGGAACTTTTTACCACCTATTCCACCCATGTCATCAATCCAATCACAGGTATCTAAATCGGTAAAGCTTGGCGTTATTCCTTCTTTATATAAAGGATATTCTGCTGCTGCTTTTAATAAGTTACATATAGCATCAAGTGATTTATCACCACTTAAAGCATCTCCTATATCAGAAGGACCAATTCCTTGAAGCTGACAGAATCTTTTTAAAGACCATGTACAAAACCTCATAGGTATCTTAGTCCCACCGCTTAGGGATAGTTCGTAATGTCCTCTCATATATTGGTGTTTTTGGTGTTATTATGCGTTAGTAGCCTGAGTCAATACTCCTGTTCCTGTAAAAGAAACTGAATATGTTGCTGGAGATTCCATATCAGCAGTAATATCCAAACTTTCTATAAATGCAAGACCAGACCAAATTAAGTCACCTGTTATTGGAGTTGAACCATTAACTGTTGTAAACTTAACAGTAACTGCTGTTCTGTTATTCCATGCAGTGAAAATATCTCCTACAATATAACTCGCACCTGATGGATCAACTGTTGCAAGACCATCTGTAGTTAAAGACCAAGACTTTAATCCACCGATTTGATCAGCCCATCCACCACTTGATTTAGTTGTTGAATCTGGTAAGTCTGCACTTACTGATAAAGAACAAGATGTAGAGTGAGCTACAACTTCAGTTCCTACTAGAACTACTAGGTTTGTACCGTTAAAAATTCCTGTTGTTGGCATTTTATTTTATTTTAATTTTTTATAATATTTGAGTTACAAAATGGTTCATTGTGATAACTCTTCTAAAGATATAAGCTTCGTCTACATAATCAAATGTAGCAAAGTTTGTACCCATAGTACGAGTTACTATTTTAAAGTCAGGAGAAGCACTTGGGTAATCTGGCACATTAACGCCTATGATCACTAACAATTCGTTAGCCCACTGGTCTACCGATTTCTGCCCTACTTCACCTGACTTATTGGTCTTATAAACAATATCAAACTGTATAGTGACATCAAAGTTATAACTCTGCTTGTCGCTATTTTCAACTGATGTTTGACTACTTATAATTAAAAAAGGAGGGTTAACTGTATCAGGTGCAATAGTATCGTACACACCCAAAGAGTAACTTTGTGATGCTAACTTATCTACATAAGCCTTTCTTATAGCTAAACCGCAATCTTTCATTAAGCTTCTGTTTCCTCTTTTACTTCCTCAGGATTTTGTTCTTGAGCAAGTTTTGATAAGAACTGAGTTAAAGGTAAACCAAATTTAGTTGGCATCTCTTGAATAAACGCATCTAATTGCTTTACCTGCTCTTCGTTTAGTGTAATTGTCATGGTATTGATTTTGTACAAATTTAATGAATTATATTTATATCTTTATATTCTTTATTCTTTGCAGCATTTTGCCCAAAAGCTCATCTGTTGAGTTAAATAAATAAGGTTTAGCAATTTTTTGTGATTTTTTTACTCCCTTCCCTTTAAAGGTATCTGCATACATAGTTAAGGTAGAATTGTCTACTATTTTATATTTTAAATTTGGCTTTTTACCAGTTCCAAACTCGACAAATGCTGCATAATTAATTAAATGACCTTTAGAATTACTTGAATTAGATAAACCAGCTTTAATTATTGATGAACCATTTGAAAGTTTAGAAGCTCTTATTGAAGTTCTTAAAGCACCTGTATCTACTGATACTCTATTTTGAGCCTTATTTTCTATTTCTACAGCAGTTTCATAAATAATTTCAGAAGCTTGTTTAAATAAAATTGCTGGTGCTTGATCTAGCTTTTTTAGAACAAACTCTAAGTTAAGTATTTCAATTTTAAATTTTGCCATTATTTAAGAGTTGAACAGCCTATTAAAAAATAACAATTATTATCCCCTTCGTCAATAACTGAATTAATGTTATAAAGGTTTGATTGAAAGGATATTACAAGCTTATTTGTAAACACCTTAGAGGTAGTATATCTAATTCTAAAAGTAATATCATCGCTTATATTATCTTTTCCTGCTATATTTGACCTATCATTAGTATTCCTAGACATCTGAGCCCAACAGGTATAATAGTCTACCAAAGTAGTTACCACACCACCAGCTCCATCAGAAGCGTTAGATTGACTTTTAAATGTAATCCTATTGTGTAATTTGCCTATCATTAGATAATAACGTTTATGCGTTTAAATGGCTTCATTAGCTCGTATGCGGTCAGCAAATTAGCTGAAGGCTTAGTTGCTTCAACTGATGACTCTCTGTACTCATATAGGTCTGAAACCATCTTTAAAAGGGCAGTCTTCATTGTCTGAGGAGTCGTAGCATAACCACAAGTATAAGTAAACCTAAACTCGTTATTATAAACGCTAGTCATATATACCTTTTTTGTAGTTTCGCCAAGAACTTGATATCCACCAGCAGGTATTACTATCCAAGCTGTATTATCCCAATACTCAACTACTGATATTGAATTAGTAGGTACATAAGGAAGTTCTATAAAGTCATCTACATAAGCTACAACTCTTAAAGTTCTAGCAGTCATTGCAACACCTGCATATTGCTCAAGTCTTGTTTGAGCTGTATTGATTAAGGTTGTAATCAAAGCATCATCTTCACTATAATCTACTCTTAGGTAATTCTTAGCTTCAGCTAAAGTAACTACGACTGCCGAAGGTGCTACTGTGGTTGTTATATCTCTTACTATTTGCATTATGCCATTATTTTTACAAAAATAACTAAAATATAGCGGACATAAAAAAGGAGGCAGTTTGCGGCTGCCCCCTTGTATTTTAGTTTAATCTAGCATTAAGCTACGTTACCGAAATCACCATAAACGAATGCACCACTATAGTAGATAGGGAATGCAATACGAGCTTCAACTCTTACAGTAATCAAGTTCTTTTGGAAGTTATC